CACTTACTGTTGTTGGATATGCACCAATAAATTGATACATCTTAAGAACTGGAACATTTGAACCACTAACTGGAACAGGTCCTCCGACTGAAGATCTTCCTAACTGACGAACAATCATTGGTTGTTGATAGTCTGCAGGATTTACGATACCAGCATTATCTTCATGCTTGTTGATTAAGTTACTCCATCTTTCAAATGCAGTTCTGATATTGAAATCAATATCGTTGATAACAGTGATAGTCCAAGGAGCATATGTCCTAGTACCAGCAATTTTTAACTGCCTTCCTCTAAAAGGAACTTCAATGTTAGTAAGTGTTGATGCAGGTAATTGTGCTGCTTTTACTAAAAATCTTACCTTATCTGAAAGGTCATCCTTACTAGTTGTGGATGGAACTGCATCATCTGGAAAATACATCTCGCACTCAAATAAATTAGGACGAGCACCACCACCAACCATTCTACCCTTGAATGCGTCAAGGGTACGATCTTTAGTTGCAGGAATGTTTAGGTTTGCCATTAACTTTTTCCTCTATTTAAAATTAAACGTTTCCAACGACTTCTTCAAAACTTACTCCTGTGCGTGTAGCAACAAATGTAAGTCCGATAAAGTTTATTGATCTGACTGGTTTGATAAAGATATCTGCTCTAAATTGATTAGAGTCGATAATATCAGGTGTGTTGTTTGATTCATCACAAACAACTACGAAGTCTGTGATACCTCTCTTCGCTTTAACATCACGAAGGAAAGGTTCGACAATGTTCAAGAAATTAGATCTTGTGATTACATCATTAAATTCAAAGAGTTGTGCTCTTGCTGCTCTTTCAATTGTAGATTCAACTGTCAAGAATAAACGACGAACATTTATTCTATCGAATGCTGATGCTACTCCAAGACCAGTTTTATCACCAAATAAGATGATACCTGAACCTGGTTGGAATACAACTGGGTTGATTCTCTTAGGATAGAGTAAGTCTCTTTGTGACTGTGATGGGTTGAATGCGAGTTTAACCGCACCGTTGATTGCTCCTCTTGATGCACCAGCAGGTGAGAACCAAGAGAACTGATTGATAGATGTTCTTGCCATCAATCCAGCCATATCACCATTTAGTGGGATATATCTGAACTCATTGTTAAATCTATCAAACATATACTTATAACCACTATCAAATACTGCATAAGATGAAGAAGGTAGTGGATCAAAGAAGTCAAT